ATAAAACATTTCAATCCTTTGAACGCGGTAGAACGTGCTAATTGGATTTTGGTGAGAACGCGGTAGAACGTACTTATCACCTACAGTTTTATTTTGTTTTTCTTTTTGGTTTAATCTATCCAGCTTAGTACCGAGTGGGGGAAAGTGACTGGTGTGCCTAAAACCTTTTCTTTGATACTTTGTAAAAATACATACAGATACAATGGCGAACGGTAACTTCAAGTTGTCTCAATTGCTCAATGTGGACGAGATGTCTGCTGAGCAGAGGAGTCATTTCTTTGACTTGATGCTGACTAAACCTGATTGTGAGATCGGGCAAATGATGCAAAGAGTTGTTGTTGATAAAGTCGATGACATGATTAGAGAAAGAAAGACTAAAGATCCAGTGATTGTTCATGAAGTTCTTTCTCAGAAGGAACAGAACAAGTTAATGGAAATTTATCCTGAATTCAATATCGTGTTTAAAGACGACAAAAACATGGTTCATGGGTTTGCGGCTGCTGAGCGAAAACTACAAGCTTTATTGCTTTTAGATAGAGTTCCTGCTCTGCAAGAGGTGGATGACATCGGTGGTCAATGGTCGTTTTGGGTAACTAGAGGTGAGAAAAGGATTCATTCCTGTTGTCCAAATCTAGATATTCGGGATGATCAGAGAGAAATTTCTCGACAGATATTTCTTACTGCTATTGGTGATCAAGCTAGAAGTGGTAAGAGACAGATGTCGGAGAATGAGCTGTGGATGTATGACCAATTTCGTAAAAATATTGCTGCGCCTAACGCGGTTAGGTGCAATAATACATATCACGGTTGTACATGTAGGGGTTTTTCTGATGGTAAGAAGAAAGGCGCGCAGTATGCGATAGCTCTTCACAGCCTGTATGACTTCAAGTTGAAAGACTTGATGGCTACTATGGTTGAGAAGAAAACTAAAGTGGGTCATGCTGCTATGCTTTTTGCTCCTGAAAGTATGTTAGTGGACGAAGGTCCATTACCTTCTGTTGACGGTTACTACATGAAGAAGAACGGGAAGATCTATTTCGGTTTTGAGAAAGATCCTTCCTTTTCTTACATTCATGACTGGGAAGAGTACAAGAAGTATCTACTGGGGAAGCCAGTGAGTTACCAAGGGAATGTGTTCTACTTCGAACCGTGGCAGGTGAGAGGAGACACGATGCTTTTTTCGATCTACAGGATAGCTGGAGTTCCGAGGAGGTCTCTATCATCGCAAGAGTACTACCGAAGAATATATATCAGTAGATGGGAAAACATGGTTGTTGTCCCAATTTTCGATCTGGTCGAATCAACGCGAGAGTTGGTCAAGAAAGACCTGTTTGTAGAGAAACAATTCATGGACAAGTGTTTGGATTACATAGCTAGGTTATCTGACCAGCAGCTGACCATAAGCAATGTTAAATCATATTTGAGTTCAAATAATTGGGTCTTATTCATAAACGGGGCGGCCGTGAAGAACAAGCAAAGTGTAGATTCTCGAGATTTACAGTTGTTGGCTCAAACTTTGCTAGTGAAGGAACAAGTGGCGAGACCTGTCATGAGGGAGTTGCGTGAAGCAATTCTGACTGAGACGAAACCTATCACGTCATTGACTGATGTGCTGGGTTTAATATCAAGAAAAATGTGGAAGCAGTTTGCTAACAAGATCGCAGTCGGCGGATTCGTTGGCATGGTTGGTACTCTAATTGGATTCTATCCAAAGAAGGTACTAACCTGGGCGAAGGACACACCAAATGGTCCAGAACTATGTTACGAGAACTCGCACAAAACCAAGGTGATAGTATTTCTGAGTGTTGTGTATGCCATTGGAGGAATCACGCTTATGCGTCGAGACATCCGAGATGGACTGGTGAAAAAACTATGTGATATGTTTGATATCAAACGGGGGGCCCATGTCTTAGACGTTGAGAATCCGTGCCGCTATTATGATATCAACGATTTCTTTAGCAGTCTGTATTCGGCATCTGAGTCCGGTGAGACCGTTTTACCAGATTTATCCGAGGTAAAAGCCAAGTCTGATAAGTTATTGCAGCAGAAGAAAGAAATCGCTGACGAGTTTCTAAGTGCAAAATTCTCTAACTATTCTGGCAGTTCGGTGAGAACTTCTCCACCATCGGTGGTCGGTTCATCTCGAAGCGGACTGGGTCTGTTGTTGGAAGACAGTAACGTGCTGACCCAAGCTAGAGTTGGAGTTTCAAGAAAGGTAGCCGATGAGGAGATCATGGAGCAGTTTCTGAGTGGTCTTATTGACACTGAAGCAGAAATTGACGAGGTTGTTCCAGCCTTTTCAGCTGAATGTGAAAGAGGGGAAACAAGCGGTACAAAGGTGTTGTGTAACCTTTTAACGCCACCAGGATTTGAGAACGTGTTGCCAGCTGTCAAACCTTTGGTCAGCAAAGGAAAAACGGTCAAACGTGTCGATTACTTCCAAGTGATGGGAGGTGAGAGATTACCAAAAAGGCCGGTTGTCAGTGGAGACGATTCTGTGGACGCTAGAAGAGAGTTTCTGTACTACTTAGATGCGGAGAGAGTCGCTCAAAATGATGAAATTATGTCTCTGTATCGTGACTATTCGAGAGGAGTTATTCGAACTGGAGGTCAGAATTACCCGCACGGACTGGGAGTGTGGGATGTGGAGATGAAGAACTGGTGCATACGTCCAGTGGTCACTGAACATGCTTATGTGTCCAACCCAGACAAACGTATGGATGATTGGTCGGGATACTTAGAAGTGGCTGTTTGGGAACGAGGTATGTTGGTCAACGACTTCGCGGTCGAAAGGATGAGTGATTATGTCATAGTTTGCGATCAGACGTATCTTTGCAATAACAGGTTGATCTTGGACAATTTAAGTGCCCTGGATCTAGGACCAGTTAACTGTTCTTTTGAATTAGTTGACGGTGTACCTGGTTGTGGTAAGTCGACAATGATTGTCAACTCAGCTAATCCTTGTGTCGATGTGGTTCTCTCTACTGGGAGAGCAGCAACCGACGACTTGATCGAGAGATTCGCGAGCAAAGGTTTTCCATGCAAATTGAAAAGGAGAGTGAAGACGGTTGATTCTTTTTTGATGCATTGTGTTGATGGTTCTTTAACCGGAGACGTGTTGCATTTCGATGAAGCTCTCATGGCCCATGCTGGTATGGTGTACTTTTGCGCTCAGATAGCTGGTGCTAAACGATGTATCTGTCAAGGAGATCAGAATCAAATTTCTTTCAAGCCTAGGGTATCTCAAGTTGATTTGAGGTTTTCTAGTCTGGTCGGAAAGTTTGACATTGTTACAGAAAAAAGAGAAACTTACAGAAGTCCAGCAGATGTGGCTGCCGTATTGAACAAGTACTATACTGGAGATGTCAGAACACATAACGCGACTGCTAATTCGATGACGGTGAGGAAGATTGTGTCTAAAGAACAGGTTTCTTTGAAGCCTGGTGCTCAGTACATAACTTTCCTTCAGTCTGAGAAGAAGGAGTTGGTAAATTTGTTGGCATTGAGGAAAGTGGCAGCTAAAGTGAGTACAGTACACGAGTCGCAAGGAGAGACATTCAAAGATGTAGTCCTAGTCAGGACGAAACCTACGGATGACTCAATCGCTAGAGGTCGGGAGTACTTAATCGTGGCGTTGTCGCGTCACACACAATCACTTGTGTATGAAACTGTGAAAGAGGACGATGTAAGCAAAGAGATCAGGGAAAGTGCCGCGCTTACGAAGGCGGCTTTGGCAAGATTTTTTGTTACTGAGACCGTCTTATGACGGTTTCGGTCTAGGTTTGATGTTTTTAGACATCATGAAGGGCCTTGCGCCGTTCCAGATTCAGGTACGATTACGGACTTGGAGATGTGGTACGACGCTTTGTTTCCGGGAAATTCGTTAAGAGACTCAAGCCTAGACGGGTATTTGGTGGCAACGACTGATTGCAATTTGCGATTAGACAATGTTACGATCAAAAGTGGAAACTGGAAAGACAAGTTTGCTGAAAAAGAAACGTTTCTGAAACCGGTTATTCGTACTGCTATGCCTGACAAAAGGAAGACTACTCAGTTGGAGAGTTTGTTAGCGTTGCAGAAAAGGAACCAAGCGGCACCCGATCTACAAGAAAATGTGCACGCAACAGTTCTAATCGAAGAGACGATGAAGAAGTTGAAATCTGTTGTCTACGATGTGGGAAAAATTCGGGCTGATCCTATTGTCAATAGAGCTCAAATGGAGAGATGGTGGAGAAATCAAAGCACAGCGGTACAGGCTAAGGTAGTAGCAGATGTGAGAGAGTTACATGAAATAGACTATTCGTCTTACATGTTTATGATCAAATCTGACGTGAAACCTAAGACTGATTTAACACCGCAATTTGAATACTCCGCTCTACAGACTGTTGTGTATCACGAGAAGTTGATCAACTCGTTGTTCGGTCCAATTTTCAAAGAAATTAATGAACGCAAGTTGGATGCTATGCAACCACATTTTGTGTTCAACACGAGAATGACATCGAGTGATTTAAACGATCGAGTGAAGTTCTTAAATACGGAAGCGGCTTACGACTTTGTTGAGATAGACATGTCTAAATTCGACAAGTCGGCAAATCGCTTCCATTTACAACTGCAGCTGGAGATTTACAGGTTATTTGGGCTAGATGAGTGGGCGGCCTTCCTTTGGGAGGTGTCGCACACTCAAACTACTGTGAGAGATATTCAAAATGGTATGATGGCGCATATTTGGTACCAACAAAAGAGTGGAGATGCTGATACTTATAATGCAAATTCAGATAGAACACTGTGTGCACTCTTGTCTGAATTACCATTGGAGAAAGCAGTCATGGTTACATATGGAGGAGATGACTCACTGATTGCGTTTCCTAGAGGAACGCAGTTTGTTGATCCGTGTCCAAAGTTGGCTACTAAGTGGAATTTCGAGTGCAAGATTTTTAAGTACGATGTCCCAATGTTTTGTGGGAAGTTCTTGCTTAAGACGTCATCGTGTTACGAGTTCGTGCCAGATCCGGTAAAAGTTCTGACGAAGTTGGGGAAAAAGAGTATAAAGGATGTGCAACATTTAGCCGAGATCTACATCTCGCTGAATGATTCCAATAGAGCTCTTGGGAACTACATGGTGGTATCCAAACTGTCCGAGTCTGTTTCAGACCGGTATTTGTACAAAGGTGATTCTGTTCATGCGCTTTGTGCGCTATGGAAGCATATTAAGAGTTTTACAGCTCTGTGTACATTATTCCGAGACGAAAACGATAAGGAATTGAACCCGGCTAAGGTTGATTGGAAGAAGGCACAGAGAGCTGTGTCAAACTTTTACGACTGGTAATATGGAAGACAAGTCATTGGTCACCTTGAAGAAGAAGACTTTCGAAGTCTCAAAATTCTCAAATCTAGGGGCCATTGAATTGTTTGTGGACGGTAGGAGGAAGAGACCGAAGTATTTTCACAGAAGAAGAGAAACTGTCCTAAATCATGTTGGTGGGAAGAAGAGTGAACACAAGTTAGACGTTTTTGACCAAAGGGATTACAAAATGATTAAATCTTACGCGTTTCTAAAGATAGTAGGTGTACAACTAGTTGTAACATCACATCTACCTGCAGATACGCCTGGGTTCATTCAAATCGATCTGTTGGATTCGAGACTTACTGAGAAAAGAAAGAGAGGAAAGACTATTCAGAGATTCAAAGCTCGAGCTTGCGATAACTGTTCAGTTGCGCAGTACAAGGTTGAATACAGTATTTCCACACAGGAGAACGTACTTGATGTCTGGAAGGTGGGTTGTATTTCTGAGGGCGTTCCGGTCTGTGACGGTACATACCCTTTCAGTATCGAAGTGTCGCTAATATGGGTTGCTACTGATTCGACTAGGCGCCTCAATGTGGAAGAACTGAACAGTTCGGATTACATTGAAGGCGATTTTACCGATCAAGAGGTTTTCGGTGAGTTCATGTCTTTGAAACAAGTGGAGATGAAGACGATTGAGGCGAAGTACGATGGTCCTTACAGACCAGCTACTACTAGACCTAAGTCATTATTGTCAAGTGAAGATGTTAAGAGAGCGTCTAATAAGAAAAACTCGTCTTAATGCATAAAGAAATTTATTGTCAATATGACGTGTGTACTCAAGGGTTGTGTGAATGAAGTCACTGTTCTTGGTCACGAGACGTGTAGTATCGGTCATGCTAACAAATTGCGAAAGCAAGTTGCTGACATGGTTGGTGTCACACGTAGGTGTGCGGAAAATAATTGTGGATGGTTTGTCTGTGTTGTTATCAATGATTTTACTTTTGATGTGTATAATTGTTGTGGCCGTAGTCACCTTGAAAAGTGTCGTAAACGTGTTGAAACAAGAAATCGAGAAATTTGGAAACAAATTCGACGAAATCAAGCTGAAAACATGTCTGCGACAGCTAAAAAGTCTCATAATTCGAAGACCTCTAAGAAGAAATTCAAAGAGGACAGAGAATTTGGGACACCAAAAAGATTTTTAAGAGATGATGTTCCTTTCGGGATTGATCGTTTGTTTGCTTTTTGATTTTATTTTATATTGTTATCTGTTTCTGTGTATAGACTGTTTGAGATTGGCGCTTGGCCGACTCATTGTCTTACCATAGGGGAACGGACTTTGTTTGTGTTGTTATTTTATTTGTATTTTATTAAAATTCTCAATGATCTGAAAAGGCCTCGAGGCTAAGAGATTATTGGGGGGTGAGTAAGTACTTTTAAAGTGATGATGGTTACAAAGGCAAAAGGGGTAAAACCCCTCGCCTACGTAAGCGTTATTACGCCC